GTCCCTAACCAGTATTGGTCAGAATGATCCTGTAGGTGAGTTAAACTCACGACTATGGAACTCAGGTATCGAAGAAGACAAAGAAACTGCCAGAAGGCAGAAGCGTAGATTACACTACGTGTCGAACGTCTTGGTCGTGAGTGATCCGTCCAATCCATCAAACAACGGAAAAGTCTTCATGTACCAATATGGTAAGAAGATCTTTGACAAGATTATGGATTTGATGCAACCAGAATTCCCAGACGAAGCACCAGTGAATCCTTTCGATCATGAAAGTGGAGCTGACTTCCAACTTAAAATTCGTAATGTTGCTGGATACAGAAACTACGATAAGTCAGAGTTCAAAGCACCTTCTGCTTTACTTGAGGGTGATGAAACTTCTCTGACTACTGCATATAACTCTATGCATGACATCGCTGAGTTTGCAGAACCAAGCACATACAAGTCTTATGAAGAGTTGAAGCAAAAGTTGGAAATGGTTCTAGGACTATCAACTGGAGTAGGTTCAACAATGAAGAATGAATCATTGAGTGAAACAGCAGAAGCCGCACCATTGAGAGCGGTAGGTGAACCCACCATAGTTTCTGCTCCTACACCAGAAATACAGTCTACTGCTGATGAAGAGGATACACTATCTTACTTCGCGAAAATGGCTGCAGAAGACTAATACACGTCTTTAACAAAGACTAGTAGTAAGTTATTTCTTCTACGATGAACGAGGAGTTGTTACCTCGAATTGAAGTACGACACCAAGTAGGTCGGTAATCTGGTATCGTTAGTTAGGATGCGTGGAGACTTAGGTCGGAGAAGCGTGTCGTAACCCAGAACAATTAAACACTAGGTGGTTGAGGGGGGGATTCGAAAGAGTCCCCCTTTTTTATATTGTACCTAAAAATGGATCATTGAAGTCGTGAGATGTTATCGTACCACTAACAAGATTAGTATTACTTGTATTACTATTAGACGAATTTGATACTGGAGCAAATATAGCACTGTTTGACGAATTCTGTTGCGTGAGTTGATTGTTAGTATCTGTGCTTTCTTTTAACGTAGCTGCCTTTGTCGGATTAATTTTATATGCGACTGCAATTGCATTTTCATCAGCGAATAATGAAGAATTTGAAGATACAACTGATCCCAAATCTTGCATTGATGTTTTAATTTTTTTGAAGTCAACGTCAGACAATCTTTCTAAAGAGGAACCCAGATTATCAAAAATAGAAGATAAATTTCCCATCTTATCTAATTTTTCTATGTCTACATCATCAAAGCTTTTCAAGCCGTCAGCTGTTTTTTCAAATAATGATTTTTCGTCACCAAAACTGAACAATTTACTGACGAAATCAAAAACTGAACTAATACCCTGTTCTGCCATAAGAACCGCAAAACCAGCACCAAATTTTGGCATGGCTCCTGCTAATTCAAGTAATTTTTCCGAACTAACATCATTAAAAGATGAAAGACCAGCTGCAGTATTTTCCATTATTTTTCTTACAGTAGAACCATCACCACCAATCAGTTCCATCCCTTTATCCGCAAGTGATAAACCTCCAAAAAATCCACCAATACCAGCTCCTATTAATGACATTCCTACAGCAGCTTTTCCAGCTAGGGCCAGTCCGCCAGGAATTGCTCCAAATAAAGCTCCCGCCCCTAATAACACACTAAGACCAGCCAGTTGTCCATCACTAAACGCTCCAAGACCTTCCGCGAGGTTTACCATTTGAGTTTTTATCATGCTTCCATCAGCACTCATAAGAGTACTGAGTCCATCACTCGCAGCAAGTCCAGCAAAAAATCCACCAATTCCTAATCCAATAGCTGTCATTCCCACAGCTGCTTTCGTGGACGCTCCAACTCCAAACAGAGCTCCAAATGCACCACCAGCGGCCAATAAAGCGCCCATTTTCAATAATCCATCCGTTGGTGTTTCAGAAAACGCTTCACCAAGTGTCACCATCTGACCCTTAACAGCATTCATATTGACACCAAGCATATCACTAACAGATCCAGCAAGAGCTAAACCACTAAAAAAAGACCCGATTCCAAATCCCAAGGCAGCTAAACCAGTAACAACACCAGCTCCTCTTAGAGCTGCTAAACCTAAACCAGCCCCAGCTCCTATTCCAAGACCACCTTTTTTACCACCAGATGTCGAACCTTTCCCTTTAGTGTTCTGTTCTACTCCTGATATCGCTTTCAACAATCTTTCATTGTAACTTTTTTCTTCTCTTTGTTTTTCTAAATTATCACCTTTTTTATCAGAATCACTTTTGTTAAGTTTCCTAATAGCGGAAAGAATACCTCTATTACTTTTTTCAATACTACCAAGTAATATACTAGAGTGCATAGTTCTAGAGGCTATTTTATCGGTATCAATAAATAGTCTTTCGATGGTATCAAAAAGTTGAACAGAAATTTCTTCTATTTGCTCTCTTTGATTTTCTAGTGTTTCTGCTATTTTCTTAAGGCTCATCTTTTATCCTTTTTGTTTCGCCCTTTGATTTTTTTCATTGATATCATCTATCAACATAGTGAGATAAATCTCTCTCTCCCAAGGTATCATCGATTCGACTTCATTTAAGGAATAATTAAAATTGTTCAATAATTGAAAGTTCACTTGATAATAGTTTGTTAGTGTCTCATGGGAGAGATTTACTAAAAAAAATCGTCCATACCTCTCAGTGTTTTTTTGTTCTTGTGATCACATGAAGTACATGTGAAATTTATTTTTTGAGTTAATGAAGGCATCGATAAAGCGAATTCAGAAATTTTACTAAATTGATCTGTCGTCATTGACTCTAAAAAGTTGACAATCTCTTCATGCGGTTCATCTCTCATAGATACCCTTTCATCTTCCGTCAAGACAGATTCCAGACAAACTATGATAATATTCATCAAAGCTTCTGTGGAACTTGTGCTATTCAATAATTGTTGATTTGAAAGATAATCATCATATGTTGGATATCTCATTGTAACAGTAATATCGTCAGTTAACTTTATTTTTCTATTCTTCTTAGAAGTCCCTTCAACTTTAGACTTATCCAAATCTACTGTTACTTCATTTTTAGTTTCACATTTTTCACATGGTACTAATATGGTTGAAGTTTCTCCTACAGATTTTGATCGAATCTTAGTGAAAAGATAATCAACATCAAAAGTGGATAATGGATTTTCTATTTCATTTTCTATGCAAGCATTTATTGTGTTGGTCACCGCACGGATTACATCACCACGATTTTCAGACTCAAATGCTATCAATAGATTTTTTTGTTCTTTAACCAAAAAGGGTCTGTATGTTACACTTTGACCCGAAGATGGAACTTTCATTTCATAAGTTGGTACTTCATTTAATTTAGGTAACGCCATTTTATAATCCTATATAATTTAAATTACTCCTCCAGATAGACTGAAATTTATATCTCCCAATCCTCTATTGTCTTGTATCACTTCCCAATTTGTAAATGAGAATTGAGCACTCATTTCAACCAATCCGTCAGCTTCATTCGATAATTCTATACTATTTATTGTTGTTGGAAAAGCGTCTATAAGTTTAACGCTATATATTGAACGTCCTAATAGATCCAAATCCACACTTAAAGGGCCTACATCAAATCCTGTTCTAAATATTGGTTTTCTCAATTGATGTATCGAAATATCACCCACATATTCTTTTTTATACGCAACGGTTCCTTTTGATCCTCCTTTTTCAGATACCATTAAGGATCTCCAACTATCAAAGTATCGTTTTACACCGTAATCATTCAATACAAAGAATGTCATAGTCACATCATCTACAGCGAATCCACTAACCACCTTTGTGTTAAATAGTCCTATTTGTTTATCTAAAGTTACTATTTGTTTTCCAGGCATCGTTACACTTTTACAAAGAATATTCGCTGTCCTTGCGTCTAGGCCTTTTAGTTTTTTGGAATTGATCGTAGTTGGCAATGTCACCGAAAACTGATTAGACATTGCCATGCCATTTCTTAATACTAACCTTGATTTTAGATCTTCTATTCCTGCCATATTATCCTACCATTCTTTGTGAATCGCTGTATACTTTAAAGTTGTTCGCCTTACGGAACTGTGCGGTGGGTAAAAATGTTGCAATTTCCCATTCAGTAGACGGAACTAAAGCGAACTGTGACTTTACTTGTGCATCCAAATAATGTTTTACACATGGTTTGTAAAATCTTAGTTTAGACGACTTTTGTAATAATGAATATTGAGCCCTAAATCTGGTTGTATCGTTAAATGCCTTGTTTGTTGTGATACCCATTAATCCATCTAACATTTTTGCCCTGAGTATAGGTGGTAAGTAATGTAAGTTTAATCCGAGAAATCCACCCTCCGCAGGCCCCATAACAATCGCAAGAGGAAATAAGTCATAGTACGGTAGAGTATCTTTATGCTTAGGATCATACTGAAACATATACATGTTACCAACTATTTCTTTATTTGATCTTCGGAGAGGTTCTTCTTTCATCAACGCTTCTCT